AGTATTATAAATACAAGTGACCATAACCAATATAATGACTTACTGAAACATCTAAAGAACAAAGACTTTAAAAAGATGCGCGCATGGGTAGTAAATAACATTGATGTAGATGCATCTGCTATATTCCGTGGCATATATGACCGTATGGTAGATAGTGTACAACCTACAAGTATTCCACAACTCGTGTTGATACTTGCTGACTATCAATATAAGAATGCATTTGTAGCTGACCATGAACTTAATATTGTTGCATGCATGACTGAAGTAATGTCTAACGTGGAGTTTAAATAATGATAGTATTCGATAATATAGTTGAAATCATATTATATACGCAAGATAGGTGTGGATACTGTGTACTTCTAAAGAACAAACTGACTGAATGGGGTTATTCTTACACTGAAAAGAATATCATGTATGATGCCGAAGCAAAAAAATTCATAAAAGAAGAGGGCCATAAAACTGTTCCACAGCTATACTACAATAGCAGTGACATGTTAAAAGGCGACTCCGTGTATCTCACAAGAGAAATACTGGTTGAACGAATAGCCAATAGGCTAACCGAAGAATGGCCATAAAGGCCGTATAAATAACATTCTGATATATTAACAAAGGACAAGTTTAATGACTGAAGAAACAGCTAAAACCAAAGAAACTATGACAATTAATGGTGTGCAGTATATTGTTGAAGATATGACACCAGAGCAACAATACATGATACGACAGCTCAAAGATCTACAGCAAAAAACTGAAAGTACTCGTTTTGCACTAGATCAATGTCAAGTTGCGGCAAAAGCCTTTACTGCGGGTTTAATCAAAAGCTTGGAGCCAGCAGAACCTGAAGCGCCAGCCGCTGAAGCTGCTCCAGCCGCAAAACTAGATGGTGCAGCTGCAAGCGCAGCCTTTGACAAAGCTACATAGAGTATGAACCCGTTTGAGTATGTAAACTCAATCAATATGACTAAAAAGGATCTAATGGTCGACGACATAGCTGAAAAAGGTTATGCTCCGTTTATGATCAATAGATCCTTGTCATACTTTAATGATACTGTTCTCATGGCAAATGAGATGAATATGCACCACCACCTGGATAATAAGTTACAATACTCGTTTCTTATAAATATAGTCAGGAAGCGAAAGCGCTTTTCGAAATGGAACAAACCTGAACTAGAAAATGATATCGACGTGGTTAAAGAATATTATGGCTATAGCAACGAAAAGGCTCGCCAAGTTCTCCCCCTACTTACATCTTCTCAGATCTCAGAGTTAAAGATAAAGGTGAACAAAGGTGGAACAGGAAGAAAAAAATGACATAGAGTGGACTCCGGCTACGATGCTTGAGATTACTTTGAATGAACCAGATGACTTTTTAAAAGTCAGAGAAACACTTACACGTATAGGTGTTGCTTCCAGAAGAGATAAAAAACTATTTCAATCTTGTCATATATTACATAAACAAGGTCGATATTTCATTGTACATTTTAAAGAATTATTCTTATTAGATGGAAAGAAATCTAACTTTGAGTTAAATGATCTCGAAAGACGTAATACGATTGCTACACTACTAAGCGATTGGGGTCTGATAGCGTTGGTCAAACGAGAGCCGTTAAGTTGTGCTCCGCTCAGACAGATTAAGATTATTCCGTTTAAAGAGAAAGAACAATGGGAATTGTGTCCCAAATATAATATAGGAAATACTAGACAAAATACACAATAAAAAGTTTTGTCTGTATAAATACCAGCGACGTGCAGAATAATCTGGCGTCATTAATCTTGCTTGCTTATAAAGGAGATAACACATGACAGGCATACACGCAATCTTTCCCCGATCATCATTTGTTGGTTTTGACCATTTATTTAAAGAATTGGATCATACCACAAGACACGCAAATGACCACTATCCTCCACACAATATACTAAAGATAGATGAGAATCAATATCTTATCGAACTTGCTGTGGCAGGTTTTAGTCAAGATGAATTAGAAGTTGATATCAAAGAACGGACATTAACGGTTAAAGGGGAACACCCAAGCAAAGGTCGCGAATACATACATCGTGGAATATCCACGAAGAAGTTCAAACGCACCTTTAGGCTGTCAGAATATGTAGAAGTACACGGAGCAGATCTAGTGGATGGAGTTCTAGCGATTGATTTGAAGATCGTCATCCCAGAAGAAATGCGTCCTCGTAAAATCACAATTGGTCAAAACGAGGATAACCAAAATGCAAAATATACTGACACACGGCAACAGCTTAATGAGCGCCGTAAGTGAAATAGCTAAAAAAATGTGGGCCCAACATCTTGTCAATCAAGAACGTAGAGCTTCATATTATGTGCTAAGATCTATGAATGATACACAACTAAGAGATATCGGAGTAAGTCGCTGCGATATCAGACGAAGAGTGTTTGATATTCATAACTAAAAATAGATGGTAGGCTATCTTGGCCTATCATCATTTATTTTACCATAATCGCAAATAAGTGTTTACATATATACTAAACTGTGATATAATAATATTATCACAGGAGATTATATGAGTTTTTATACATCAGTTGTAAAGCTAGGTAATTCTATTCTCTATCGAGGATATAATGATCATGGCGTTCAAATACAACATAAGTACAAGTTTCAACCTACATTCTATGTTCCGACAAGAGAGAAATCAGACTGGAAGGGTCTTGATGGTACTCCGGTAGGACCTATGCAATTCGATGATATGAAATCTGCAAAGGATTTCTATGATAGAATGAAAAATACTGATGGCACTAGGATATACGGTAACGAACGATTTGTGCAACAATTCATTACAGATAAGTTTCCACAAGATATAACATTTAAGAAACGACTTGTCAATATCGTTAATCTTGATATCGAAGTTGCATCTGACGAAGGTTTCCCACATCCTGATCAAGCAGACTATCCTATCATTTCTATTGCTCTGAAGAGCAGTAAGAGTGATGTATATCATGTATGGGGATTAGGCGACTATAACGTAGATCCAAATGGTCCGCTTATTCAATACAGAAAATGTAATAGTGAAGAAGCTTTGCTGGTTAGTTTCCTTAAATTCTGGACAAGTGATTACCCTGACGTTATTACTGGTTGGAATGTTCGGTTCTTTGATATGCCATATATCATTAATCGTATCGGTAAACTTGGTGAGTTTTCTGCAGCAAAGAAACTATCTCCATGGAACTGGTTACGTGACGGCACGGTCAAAGCCTTAATCGGTGGATCTCAAAACTATTATGAGATATATGGTATACAAATCATTGACTATTTACAAACATTCAAGAAGCTCGGTTATTCATATGGCCCACAAGAGTCTTATAGACTCGATCATATTGCATATGTTGTTGTAGGTGAAAAGAAACTATCATACGAAGAACATGGTAATCTACATGGATTATATAAAGATGATCATCAAAAGTTTATCGACTATAACATCAAAGATGTGCAGTTAGTTGAGCGTATAGATGAGAAGATGGGTCTTATTGAACTTGTTATGACGATGGCATATAAAGGCGGTGTTAACTATACAGATGTAATGGGTACGACTGCAATATGGGATTCAATCATATATCGTGAATTAAATAAACAGAAGATAGCTATACCTCCTAATGAAGAGAAGTTTAAAGGTAAATATCCTGGTGGTTATGTTAAAGATCCACATGTAGGATCACATGACTGGGTTGTATCATTTGATTTAAACAGCCTATATCCAAATCTTATTGTACAATATAATATGTCACCTGAAACTCTTTTAAATAGTGTCCAAGGCGATGTATGTATTGCTGCGAATGGTGCTGCATTCACAAAGAAGTTTCAAGGTATGCTGCCACGTATTATTATCAGTTATTCTGATGAACGTAAAGCGATTAAGAAAGATATGCTTAAAGCTATACAAAAGTCTCAAGGCAATATGACCAAAGAAAATGAACGTGAAATCAACCGTCTTGAGAACAGACAGATGGCAATTAAGATCTTACTTAACTCATTGTATGGTGCACTCGGCAATAAGTACTTTCGTTATTTTAATCAGTCTGTAGCCGAAGCTATTACTATATCTGGCCAATTATCTATTCTAACCGCAGAAAAAGCTATGAATTCAGAGATGAATAAGGTAATGAAAACAGATAAAGATTATGTTATTGCTATTGATACTGATTCATTATATGTTAATTTTGGTCCACTTGTAGATAAGCTTAAACCGAAAGATGTAGTTAAAACACTTGATACAATATGCAATGATCATTTTACAAAAGCATTGAATAAAGCATATGATGAACTTGCAACTGAAAAGAATGCATATGTAAATCGTATGATAATGGAACGTGAAGTGATTGCAGATCGTGGTATCTGGACTGCAAAGAAACGATACATTCTAAATGTACATAACTCTGAAGGTGTACAGTATGCTGAGCCTAAGCTTAAGATTATGGGTATTGAAGCAATCAAGTCATCTACTCCTGAAGTGTGTCGTGATAAGTTTAAAGAAATATTTAAGATGATTGTGACAGATACCGAAGAGAATGCACAGAAGTTTATCAAAGACTTTAAGACTTCATTTAAAGCATTACCACCTGAAGATGTATCATTTCCACGTGGCGTGACTAAGTTGTCAGAATTCAGTGATAGAAAAACTATATATAAAAAAGCTACACCAATTCATGTNCGTGGTTCTTTATTATATAATAAAGCAATCAAAGACAATGGATTAGAAAAGAAACATGAGTTAATAAAAAAGGGTGAAAAGATTAAGTTCTGTTATCTTAAAATGCCTAACATGATAAAAGAAAATGTCATAGCATTTCCACAGTATCTTCCACCTGAGCTAAAGCTTCATATGTATATCGACTATGATATGCAATTCAACAAGACATTTATAGGTCCACTTGAAGACATATTTAATGCAGTTGGTTGGAGTATCGAACCAAGATTCAATTTAGAAGATATTTTTGGATAATAACTGTGTACAAACAACTACAAACGTGTTATAATAATACTATATAAAGAAGGAATAATAATGCAACATCAATTAATAAAAGCAGTTCGAATGCACGCAAGAGGCGATCTTGAACGTGCTAAAACAAATATACTTGTGTATATGCACAACCCAGCTGGTATCGGTGAACATTCTGATGTCGTAGAAGCTATTCAAGCTGAACTTGATAAAATGGCTATTGCAACTGATAGACTTGATATGATCGAAGAAGTAGAATATGAAGTCCATTATGACGAGAGTGCCGATGATGACTGGTTAGATTCACTTGATAATGTAAAAGACGATGAGTGAAAACTGGGTAGCAGACATAGGTGACATGCATCATAAGTTCGGTGTAAACTATTGGTTTCAATGTAATAAAGATAACAAAGAACTAATGCAAAAGTATATGAACTTTCGTATGCTTATGATTCAAGAAGAGCTACATGAAACTATGTCAGCAGTTAATTCAGGTAACTCTGAGGAGGTTGTTGATGGACTTATTGACATGTGCGTATTTGCTATTGGAACACTTAATGTCATGGGTATCGATTCAGAAAAAGCATGGAACTCGGTACACAGTGCAAACATGGTTAAAAGCCCAGGTGTTAAAGCCGAAAGGCCAAATCCATTTGGATTACCAGATCTTATCAAACCAGAAGGATGGGTAGGTCCATCACATGAGGACAACCATGGGGATATCCCTAACATTATTTAAGTCTGTCTTTGATAATAAGACAACTAAACGTATGGATCTAACGGACTGGCAACAGTTCGTTGATTTGTTGTTTGATCTGTCTAAAATAAAACGAGAAGGCAAGCGAGATGCACAGTTGATGTCGCCTGCTATATATAAACCTGATACAACAAGAGCCAATGTTAATGTTGACTCTTGGGCTGGGTGGGCAGCTGTTGATATAGATGATTACCAAGTAAAAGGAGATCTAAAAGATGATCTATTTAATCGCTTCGGCCACTGGGAGTATATGTGTTACTCTACTGCTTCTAGTACTCATACGGCACCAAAATTCAGAGTTGTATTCGCTCTTACGAGAAATGTCACTGATAGTGAAATCAGACATTTTTGGTTCGCACTCAACACCGAACTTGCGAGCGTCGGTGATAAACAATGTAAAGACCTCTCTCGAATGTATTACATTCCTGCGGATTATAATGGTGCTAATAACTTTATTTTTAGGAATAGCGCTAGTCTGCTTGACGTTGACGCTTTACTTGCCAAACACGCCTATGTAGATAAAAAGCCAGGTAGTTCTTTCCTTGAAAGATTACCTGACGCTCTACGTGATCAAGTGACAAGTTATCGTAAAGAACAACTCACAAATACAAATGTTCATTGGACTGGATATCGTGATTGCCCATTCTTTCCTAAGAAGTTGGCAATGGAATATCAGACTATTAGTAATACTGGTTGGTACTATAAGATGTATCAGATAATGGTTGCGACTGCTGGCAATGCAACATCGAAACAATATCCAATTACTGCAGCAGAGATTGCTTCTCTTTGTAGAGAACTTGATCTCGAAAATGGTAACTGGTATGAGAATAGACCAATTGAAAAAGAGGCTGATAGAGCACTTGAATATGTTTACAAAAATATCTAAACTTATAACTAGAAACATAGAAGTACCTTCAGAATTCGTTGATTTTGCTGATAAACAAAGTTATTGTAAAACTAGAAAAAATGCTGATTATCTCTTCTTAGAATGGTGGTTAATACATAATGGATATGCTGCAGCGCCAGAAAATTGGAGACAAGATTTTATTTGGAAGGAGATCAAGCATTATGTTGACTGTAAAAGAATGAATAGTGTTAATTTTAATGTAGAAGACGAATCTTTAGTGCGTTTAAAAGAATCTTTTAGTATGGGTAAGCTTACACATTTTTTATTTTATAATACTATTGATGGTCCTGAAATCCTAAAAACTGGAGATATAGTTTCGCATAAGCTTATTAGATATGAAGAAGCTGGCAGTGTATTTGATAAATTAAGATCTAGTCAATATAATGGGCAATATTATCGAGTTGCGTAATAATGTTACATATATGATACAATATAAAAATAAATGAAAATAGCTGTGTACACCTTAATAGTACTATGCTATAATATACCTATATTAAAAAGGAATTTATATG